ATTATAACCATGTTTGGCGACCAGCCCTGCAATATTACTATCGGTAACGGCACCGATACCTTGACCAAAAAGTGATCCCCAGTCACCACGATCAATACTATTTGCAGCCTGTTGGACATTGCGTGCAGCGTTAACGACTCCGGGGTTAACCCCCATAAGATCAGCCATGTTAATGCCAAGGCTTGCCATATGGTTGTACCGTTTCTTATCCTCATCACTCATTGACGAGGGAGGAGCATACTCAGCAGAAGCAGCCATAGGGGACTGACTGGCATTAAGCATACCATTCCATGCTGGAGGTGCTGCTGGAGCAGAATACATCTGAGAGAAGCTGGGAGCAGCATAACTCGTAGTATTGTAACTAGGAGCAAAACTCGTGGATTGATTGGATGGAGAATAACCACTTGCGGAATCATATCCACCAAAGGAGGGGTTATTCCAACCACCAGAATCACTAGGATTAAGTCCGTAATCCCCTACGTTAATTGTATCACCCGTGCTTTCGGTGTAGCTACCAAAGTTGGTGCTACCCCATCCACCCTCTCCTCCCCAGCCTCCTGATCCACCATCTGCACTCCCGTAGCCACTGCTATCACCACCATAACCCGCTCCGAAGCCACCCACTCCACCGCCACCACCATAACCACCGCCATTATCACTATCACCGCCATAGCCACTCCCGTAGCCACCAATACCACCTCCACCACCATATTCGGCCATATCATCTCCTTATGTTAGCGTCACAGACTTAAGTACTCCGCCATCATTGGCCCAGAGACGTACATCACCTGACGTTGTGTTCTTATAAATGGCCCATTGAGAGGCCGCTATTTCAGTAGCAGTTGGATCAGCGGCTAGGGAGAGAACTCCTGTAGCCCTACTATGTTGTGTTGTTGTTAGGTGATAGCGTTCAGTTACACCACCACCTTGTAGACTAGCCAAATCATTGTGGTTGCCCACCGCTAAAGAAGCATGTTGTGCAGCAGTTAGATGATAACGCTCTCCAACAACTCCACCTTGCATACTCTGTAAGGAACTATGAGGTCTACTAGCAATACTCGATAAAGCACTACCAGTAAAGTTGATGTTGGTCCAAGTAACGCTAATTGCACCAGTGTTAACCACCGTGCGGAGCTTCTCGTACCAATCGTTCCAAAAGGAGTGTCCCGGAGGAACTCCAATTGGTGTAGGGGGTAGAATAACCGCCATTATTTAAGTCCTATGTTGTAGTCCACTGCTACATAATACATACGGAGTGGACTGTTGTCTTCAAAGCGGAACCTAAAGCCCCTCTCTACAAACCTGCCCAGTCGGTGTATCTTAGGTTGCTCAATGCTCAGGTCAATGGTACGCTCTGTTGTGTATGTAGCATAATCATCATCAGACCAAGAGACATAGAGCAAACCAGTTGTTTTATCCGTTACAGGGATTAGACGAGACATGAACTTCTCATGGTAGGTGTTGAACCTCTGCTTAGGAGTCTGCAACACTACATCAAAGTTCACACCTAGGTCTTGGTAGGTATCTGGATTAAAGAAGTACACCCCACTCTGACCCAGTATACTGAACACTGCAACGTGCCCACTACCAGAGACAATGACGTTTGTAGCAAACTGACAAGGGAGTGTCTCGGTGGAGTTTAGACCCCATCGTGCCCACACCTTAGTATTCATGTCCAGTGCGAAGGTAAGACCATCCACTGTGAGTACGTAGAAGTCATGTCCTGCCATCGACAGCATCGTAGCTGTGAACACAGAGTCCTTCTTCAAATACCTCTTAAGCATTGGACTCTCAACCATGTCCATCTTAAAGTCTTCAAGGATGTATACTTCTGGAGAGGTTGTGCTACTCTGACCAACAAAGATTACATTGTTAGAATAGGTTGCATAACCTCCTAGAAAACCAATACTCTTAACAGGAGTGTCGTTACGCTGTAGGGGACTGGCCTCTGCATTACCAGCATCAAAGAAGTACTCTACAGAGGCTGTCCCCAGTGCAATGAGGTAGTTACTAAGTCGAGAGATTCGTACCAAGTTATCTGGAATCATCTCCGCAGTGATGAAGTCTCCAGCGGTCCACAACAAAGGATCACCAAGGTTACTGTTGTAAATATCCTGTGTCCCTGTCTTAATGAGGAACAAGTACCCGTCTAGAGTTAGGATGCTGGGTTCAAACGGGGGGAGGTCAGGAGAGAAACAAACTGCGACTGTGTTAGAGGAATCTACCGTGATTAGGGTAGTACCATCCCCAATAACAACCTTTGTGGAGCCATCATCAAAGTTAAACTCTGAGAACCCCACTTCACCTGTAGTTGTGGTGAAGGGTGTTAGAGTTGTGGAGAGTGTCCCAGTAGACCCAACAAAGATAGTGATATTATCATCACTAGCCACCAAGAGTTTATCCTGATCTTCCCAGTGATACATTCCCCGGATGTTAGATGATGCTAGAACCCCTGCATACGCAGATACACCATTCCGTTTAAAGAAGGTGTACAGGTCATCCTTAGTAGCTCCACCCTTTGTAACCTCAAAGATTCCGTTCTTAGAGATGAAGTCTTTAACCTTAGTGTTTGAACGATTGTCCAAAGAGTAGATTAGTTTAATCTCTTCTGTCTGGTAAGTACTCTGTGAAGGAGCTTTTGAGAAGGCCATTTACATACCCCGATCTGGATAGAAGAAGAGAGAGGTTCCCTCATCAGCCATAGACAAGGCAGTAGCAAGACGTTTACCAGCCTGCTTCTCCAGCCAGCCACGGTCATCTAGGGGGAGACTAAACTCATCCGAGAGGACATGGGCCAGTTGGTAAATCACAGCGTTATACCATTCTTGTGGAATGTCAGCGGTGTCTGTACCAGAGTCAAACTTAAAGAAGGGCGCTGTGTAGGTAATCACCACCGCAGTTCCTGCGACAAGAGAGGTGTCTGGTGTAGGCCACATAGACAACACACCATACTCAACGAAGGGCTGATAGGTTACTTGAATAGGTGTACCACTGGTAGACGTAGGGAGGTTGTTATAATTGAACCGTGCAATGATCTCAATGTTGAGTCGAGTAGAGTTCCCCGGAACAGCTAGATCAGCTTGAGTTACCTTCAAAGGGTAGGGAGTATTAATAGCCTTCCCAGTACCAATGGTGTATTCACTCTGACCAGCCACAATGGGGATACTAAGTTCTGCACGTTTCCACAAAGGCATACCCAGAGTTTGAAACTCCGCCATAATGCCATTGAGGGCTTCTGCTGCATCCGTTAGTTGTTGAGCGTTAGCTACCTGACCTTCACCAATAACACTTAGTTTTCGGTAGGAGCTATTGATGATGGCATCACGATTCATCTGCCATAAAGTCGTAGTAGAAACCGTCATTTTAATCCTTATCTGCTTTGTCGTCTAGTTTATCTTCAATGCGTCGAAACATTGTCCTGATTTCTGCAACAAACTCTTTGAAGTCGTTCTTAGGCACATAATCTTTTGCAATTTCTTCTCGCAACCTCGACAGATCAATTTTAAGTTCTTTTACCGCGTCCCATAGTTGTCTAGCAAACCAGCCCATTACGCTTAGTCCTAGACCACTTCCCCAATTAATTAGTGCCTGATAATTTTCCATATAATCCCCAAATACCTTATTTCGTAGCGGCTAGAGCGAACAGATTGTCTACATCCGCATCAGTTAGTCCCGTAAGAGTTGCCAGAGTTTGAATCAGGATGTCGTCCTTAGACACTGTAGGACTACACTCCCATGCAACAGTGGCAAGGGTCTGCTGTGGTTCAGGCAACTCGGCGAGTGCCTTCTTGACCTTGGAGAGGGCACCAAACTCTGCCAGAGCGAGGCGGGCTTGCTTCATAGTGACGAGGGTTGGTTTCTGAACTGTTTCTATGGTTGGGGGAAGATCGGGATGCTCGGTCCGGGCACCTGTCGTAATGTTGTATTCGTATCGTGCCATATTAGCTCCAAGTAAGGAAAACTGCGCCGGCGTCGGGTGCACCAGACACAGCCGTAAAACGCATACGGTCAAGGGTTTCCGGCAAGGTGAAGGAGG